TAAATTACCACCCGCTGGATTAAATGCGTTTGGATCTAGATTCCTGCCGCTTTCTGCCATTAAGTTTCCAACAATCCCGGCAGCTTGGTTTGGTGTGTATCCTCGACTTACTAGGTAATTGTATGATGTAGCTACGTTAGGGCTAATAGAAGACAGTGTTCCGTTAGTTGCTGCCTGTCTAACTTCTGTTGCATTGTTTATTCTTCTGTTAAGTGCAGAACCGCCACTTCTTTCGTAACGCTGTTCAAATGCTATTGCAGCGTCACGTGAACTCATGTTTGGGTTTAGGTAATCATTAACGTTTCCGCCATTACCTGTTCCCATTTCATTAACGAGAAACCCAAGTTGTGCTTCAAGGGATGGTGCTCCGTCTTTAGTTTGAACCATTAACTAACTCCAGTAGCTATTTTCTTGCTAGGGACATTAATAATAGTTCCTGCAACAAAATCATTTATTGGATCCTTTAAAATGTCTCTGTTATAGTGTACAAATATCCACCAATATCTGGCATTGCCGTACATATCAAATGCTAATAGGTCAGGACGTCTATTATACCTGTTGCCTACTCGAATTTTTTTAGTTTCTTGACTTAAATTGTCTATTGTAATTTTAGGAGAATAAACATCTAAGTATTTTCTATTCATTTTTGTTGCTGAATAATTACTAGAGTCTTTATAGGCTGTCATTAAATAAATCCTCCCTGATATAAATTACCATTTACAAAAGCAGTTTTACTAAATTGTTGTTTTTGTTTTGCAGGATTTACAGTTACTAGCAGATCTAATGCAACGGTTTGTACTGCTGGTAGTGCAGCACCTTCATGCTCAACTAAATCAGTGTCACTTTGATAGGGTATACTAACATTTCCAACAACAACTGGTACTTGGTTAAATTGTGTTTCTCCGAATGCGCTGAAACTTAGTACAGGCGGTGGAGTACCTGCTGTTGGTGTTTGTGGTACATCGCCCAAACCATAAAACATTTTAGTTACACTGCGTAAAAAGTGTATTACACCTTGTGTATATCTGTGTTCTTCTGCAGTTACGTTACTAAACTGTGCAGTAATCTGTAGTGTAGGACTAGGAGTACTTGCATATGCATACGTTGTATAGTTTGTGTGTGTTAAGTTGTACGGAGTGTAATTTACACTTTGGTTGTAAACAATATCTGGCTGGTTAGGAAAAACTATTCCTTGTGTAGGTGTAAGCGCAACTGCAGGGCCTCCAAAATAAAAGCCACTACTTCCACGTACTGTTAACCTTGCTCGTTTATTGTCACTTACCGACATTTAATTTGTCCTTAACAAAATCATATATTTCTGGATTAAAATTACCAAAAAAATCTTCAAATGCTTCTTGCTTTTGCTTTTCAGTTAATCCTGGCATACGCATAGCATTACGGAATGTAGTTGCACTGCGTCCGTCATCTTCAACAGGCACAGTATAAATGTATCCTGCTTCGTCACTTGACAACAATTGTTCACCATCACTATACATTTTAAAATAGTTTCCTGGTTGGAGTCTACCAGCGTCTTTTTCGCTAAACACAACTATTAGTGCTGTGTTATTTGGGTCTCTGCCAGCAGCAGAAACATCTGGTCTATAAGGCATAGTATTAATAATGTTTGATCCTGGTATACCAAACATTTTTTGCATTAACATTTTCTTTTCATCAAAAGTAAAAGGGTCTTTTTCTGGTGTTGCATTCTTACCAACCATAGTAGCGATAAATACGTTATCACTACCAAACTTGCGTACAAGGTTCATATACACTTTATTGTGTCCACTGTGCATAGGTTGAAACCTACCGCCATAAAACACGGCGATATTATTTGCAGGTGCTTCGATAAGTTGTGAGTATCTCATAGTAGTCTCCTATATGACTATTTATTGTTTTGTAAAGTGCTATTTTAATGTTGACATTTTATTTGACAATGTTATAATATAAAAGATTTAAAGGAATTTTTAATGAGGAAACAAAATTATCTAAACAATAAAGATATGCTAAAAGAAATACACAAAAGCAAAATGACATATTGTTACTTGCTAGATGATGAATATTCTAGATTTGACATCATTGTAGAAGACTACCAGGATATTTTTGATCCTGCAGTTGTTCAACAAGCAAAAGAAAATAGAGCACACCAATTAAGCAGTGAAGGTTACGAACGTTCATACAGAGAATGGCAAGAAAACGGAAGAAAAGCTAAAGATAAACCTAAACAGGCTGACTCACGTGTTAGCCCAGACGATATTGATCCAAATACACTTATATATCGTGTTATGACTTTTGAGCACGTTCCTGAAGAACCTAAAAGAAAAACTAACCCAAAGTCTGAAGCTGACTTACATGCAAAAACTAACTTTCCGCCATTCAAGCATTATGCAACACACAGTGGTGAAATGCGTGAAGTAGTTCGTAGCCATTGGGAAGGTGGTCTAGACAATGGTAAATTTAATACACAGCATGGAAAAACAACAAATGAACTTGCAAAAATGTATATCAAACTGTGTGAGCGTTATAGTATGCGTAGTAACTGGAGAGGTTATACATATGTAGATGAAATGCGCAGTCATGCACTGCTTCAACTAAGTCAAATTGGCTTAAAATTTAACGAAGCAAAGAGCCAAAACCCATTTGCATATTACACCGCCGTTGTAACTAATAGTTTTACAAGAATACTAAACTTGGAAAAACGTAACCAAAACATTAGAGATGACTTGTTACAAGAAAATGGATTTAATCCTAGTTTTAGTAGACAACTTGATCATGAAGCTGCTGAAAAAGCTAAGTGGGATGAGCAAATGGAAAAAGAACGTAAAGAAGCAACTGGGTCTAATTTCTAGTTGACTTATCAACAGGTTAGTTATATTCTGAACTTATGACATTTTTTAATCGAGCCGCCTGTTTTACAGACATTCACTTTGGCAACAAAAATAATAGTAGACAGCATAATAATGACTGTCAAGACTTTATTAATTGGTTTATCCAACAAAGTGAAGACTGTGAAACTTGTATATTTTTAGGTGACTGGCACCATCACAGAGCTGGTGTTAATGTAAGCACCCTTAACTACAGCGTAGAAAACGTTCGCAAACTAAGCGAAAACTTTGAACATGTGTATATGATTATGGGAAACCACGATCTGTACTATCGAGAGAAGCGAGACCTTAACAGTTTGCCTTATGCTGGGTTATTCAACAATGTAACATTAATTGAAGACACACTCGTACAAGATGACGTTGCACTTGTACCCTGGTTAGTTGGTGATGAGTGGAAAAAGATTAATAAAATAAAAGCTCGTTATATGTTTGGACATTTTGAGCTTCCTTATTTTAAAATGAATGCAATGGTAGAGATGCCGGACCACGGCGGGCTAAACACTGAGCACCTTTTAGGGCCAGAATACGTGTTTAGCGGACATTTTCACAAACGACAGCAAAAAGGTAATATTCATTACTTAGGGTCTCCTTTTCCGCACAACTATGCTGACGCTTGGGACGATGATCGTGGTATGATGAAGCTGACGTGGGGTGGTGAGCCTGAATATATCGACTTTGACGGTCCAAGATATAGAACCACCCCACTCAGTGCTCTTATTGACGATGCAGATAGAATATTAAACAACAAAACATACTGTCGTGCAGTACTAGATGTAAACATTACATATGAAGAAGCAAATTTTATTAAAGAAACATTTGCTAACCAGTATAATTTACGTGACATCACACTTATGCCAAGTAAAAAGGAAGAACATGCACAGGATTGGCGACAAGTAGACGATTTAGAGGTTGAAAATGTTGACCAGATAGTGTATAATAGCCTTAATGCTGTTGACAGCGAAATGATAGATAAAAAACTGCTAGTAGATATATATAATTCCCTATGATTACAATTAAAGACATCACAATCAAAAATTTTATGAGCGTTGGTAACGTTACACAGGCAGTTCGCTTTAGTGATAACGGTCTTACCCTAGTGTTGGGTAATAACATGGACTTGGGTGGAGACGGTTCACGTAACGGAACAGGAAAAACTACAATAATCAATGCATTATCGTATGCAATGTACGGTAATGCGCTAACTAATATACGTAAAGACAACTTAATCAACAAAACTAACGGTAAAGGAATGTTGGTTACGCTTGATTTTGAAATAGATGGCATACAGTATCGTATTGAGCGAGGACGTAAGCCAAATATATTTAAATTTTATGTTGACAATATTAACACTGATGATGGTAATGAAGCGCAAGGCGAAAATCGCCAAACTCAAGAACAAGTAGACAAACTATTTGGTATGTCGCATGATATGTTTAAACATGTTGTCGCATTAAATACATATACAGAGCCATTCCTTAGTATGCGAGCTAACGACCAGCGAGCTATTATCGAACAACTACTTGGCATTACTATGCTTAGTGAAAAAGCAGAAGCTCTTAAAGAACAGCAAAGGCTGACAAAAGATGCAATTAAAGAAGAAGAGTATCGTATTAAAGCAGTTGAAGATTCAAATGCCACAATTACGAAAAGTATCGGTGACCTTGAACGTAGACAAAATCTTTGGAAAACTAAAAAAGCAGAGTCACTGCAAGAATTAGAAAACGCTATTAACGTATTAGAAAAAATTGATATTGAACAAGAACTAGCAAATCATAAACTATTAGCTGATTACCTCGAAAAGAAAACACAAGTAAACACACTTGAATCTGAAATTACAAAACTGTCCAATAGTATTACTAGAGAACAAAAACGTCTGGACAAAGCTAAACAAGATTTACTAGCAACTGAGCAACACGAATGTTATGCGTGTGGTCAAAAGATCCACGATGAAAAACACGGCGAAATACTTAAAGCAAAACGTTTAGCAGTAGAAGAATCACAAGACTTAATTAACAACGACTTTACATTTAAAACAGAATACCAAAGTGCACTCGAACAGTTAGGTGATCTGGGGCAAATACCGGCTACATTGTATAACACAGAACAAGAAGCATATCAGCATCAAAATCAAGTTGATAGTTTGCGTACAGAATACAAAAACAAAGAAAACGAATCAGACACATATCAAGAGCAGATTGATAGTCTTAAAGAAACTGCATTACAAGAAGTAAGTTGGGAAACAATGAATGATCTTGTACAATTAAAAGAACACCAGGACTTTTTGTACAAACTACTAACCAACAAAGATAGTTTTATACGTAAACGTATTATTGAACAAAACTTACAATACTTGAATAGCAGACTTGCTTATTATCTAACTAAACTAGGATTACCACACGAAGTTGCTTTCCAGCCAGACTTAACTGTAGAAATTACAGAACTAGGTCGTGAGCTGGACTTTGATAACCTGTCACGTGGTGAACGAAACAGACTAATACTAGGTTTAAGTTGGTCGTTTAGAGATGTTTTTGAAACAATGAACACACCATTAAACTTTTTGGCTATCGACGAACTCGTTGACAGTGGCATGGACACGAATGGTGTTGACGCTGCATTAGGTATCTTAAAGAAGATAGAAAGAGAACGTAATAAAAACATTTTCCTAATTAGTCACAGAGACGAATTACAGGGCCGTGTTAATACAATACTACAAGTCATTAAGGAAAATGGCTTCACAACATTTAGCGTTGATACGGAGGTAGTAGATGCAAAATGACATGAATGAAGACACATATACAATTGATGTAACTACCACATCAGACACTACATTTGACATAGGTAGCTTAACAGTTGATACAGTTGACATTGGTAGTATCGCAGGCACAACAGATTATAGTATTGATTGGAAAAATATTGAAATCAATACAAGTAAAAAAAGAACAGATGTAAGAAATAATGGTAAAATTCCGATTGACATCTGGGCTAAGTTGTATAACAATGGAGTTATAGAAGACAACGATGAACTACCTTTTTGATTTAGATGGTACATTGACAGATGCTCGTCAATATATCGACACAGAATTCAAACAATTTATGCATGAATTTGCCGGCAAAAACTCGTGCTATATTTGTACTGGTAGTGATTATCCAAAAGTAGAAGAACAATTAGGCAAAGATTTAAGTGACAAGTTTGTAGCTATATTTGCATGTAGTGGCAATCATCACTTTGTTAAAGGCATAGAAACATATAAATCAGACTGGCAAATAAACGAACAAGAAGAACAATACTTTATTAACGAACTTGAAAAACTTAATTATCCACATAAAACTGGCAGACATATAGAAAAAAGAATAGGCACAGTAAACGTAAGTATCCCTGGCAGAAACGCAACAGTAGAAGACAGAAAAATCTTTATACCCTGGGACGAAAAACACAATGCGAGAAACATACTAGCAGCAAAAATTAACCAAAAGTTTTCAAGGTTAGATGCTGTTATTGGTGGAGAAACTGGTATTGATATTTTTGAAAAGGGCAAGGATAAGTCACAAGTATTAAATGGCATAGATAAAGAGCAAGACATTTACTTTTTTGGCGACAAATGCAATCCTGGTGGCAATGATTTTGCACTAGCGGGTGCAGTTACTAACTTGAACAATGGCACGGTATATCAAGTAGAAAATTGGCAACACACTTATGAAATTCTAAAAAGTAATTTTTAATACCATAATCAGTAGATTTATGAGGATAAATGATATATACAACGTATGCATTGGACATACCAAGGAAAACTTGTAGAAGAAATTCCTTCAGGAATTATTGGCTTTGTATACCTCATTACAAATCTGACTAACGGCAAAAAGTATATTGGCAAAAAATTAGCACAATTTAAGAGAACCAAACCACCGCTCAAAGGCAAAAAACGTAAAAGGCGAAGTACTGTAGAAAGTGACTGGCGTGACTATTGGGGATCGTCAGATAAACTACAAGCAGACGTAAATGAACTAGGCGAAGAAAACTTTACTAGAGAAATCTTATATTTTTGTACAACTAGAGGACAACTGTCTTATCTAGAGGCTAAAGAACAATTCGACAGAGAAGTATTACTTACTGAAGAATATTATAATGGCATTATAAACGTCCGTGTAGGCGGATCCAAGGCACTTACAGAATCTCTCAAAAAATAATATACCCTCCTTGTAAAAGCATTGAGTTAGCCGAGGTAATGCTCGTGGCCAGCGGATCTTGCTGAGGGATACACATACAATAAGTTCATAAAAACTCCTTAGCACTAGGAACGAGGCGGGAGGTAGCGAAAGCGATGTTGACGTAGGTTGGGAAAGGTCAAAGCCCATTGAACTTGTGTAATTAAAACACCTACTTCCACTATGTCTCGGCTGTGACTCCTCACATGAAGCGAAGACGGCGGAACCGATTTCAGGTTCCGTCTGACTGAAACAATCTACATGAAACTAGATTATTTCGAAGAAATAAAATTCAACCGAACGACAGTGAAGGTTGATGATGAACGTAGTTCATCAGATAATAGTTAAAAAGATCTTTTACCTTTTGATTGATCTATTGCTTCTTGTTGCTTTTGATTTCTTTCCTTAAACGAATCTAAAATTTCGTCTATTTGATACACAGGAAGTTGATATAATTCTTTCATAGTAAAAGCACCTTCGCTATATATGACAATATCATATATTTGTTTTCTCAACAACTTTAATGTTGTATTCATGTCATTGATAATTTTTTCGGGATCAGGTGATACTACGAGTTGTCGATGAAAAAAAAAGTTGGGTTTAACTCTACAGCGGTTTTGAATTCGTGTCCACATTCTTCATCACTACAAACAAATTTAAACTCGTTGTTTATACCGTTTTTGTTTATAGATTTGTTTGCTTTTTGTAGTTGACGTATAACTGTACTATTACTATTTGACAGCCATTCTATAATTTCCGATACATCTGTTATAACTTCGTCGTTAGGTGTTGTGATACTTTCAATAGTATCTGCAAGTATTACCATGTTTGCGGCTGTAGACTTTTCTAAACTCTCTCTAAACATATCATGCAACATTTTAGGATCGTCTGTGTCAGATAGTTTTCGCATCATTCTTGCATTTTCGGTTATTTTAATTTGATTACTAGTAACTGACTTTAGTGTGTTAGGCTTAAAAATAACTCTTAATCCGTTTGGTAGTTCAGTTTCAACTGTTTCGATTGTTTTGACTTGGCTCAATATATCTAATATATTCAAATCATAACTGGATGCTTTTACACATTCTGGACATGTAGCATCAACTTGTACATTACCGTTGTTACTGCTAATTCTACTTGCAAGTAGAACTACATCCACATCAGGCATGCATATCTCATATGGATCATCCATATCAGGTAAAATACTTTTTAGTATTTCAAATAAACTTTCGCCATTGTAGATACTGTCAGGCACTTGCAACAACATTTCATCTTTGAAGCTAAGAGGCATAACACCAATTTCGCCATCATCAGTTAATCTTAGCTGTTGTTTGTACCATTTTCCTTGTGTAGGTAACTTGACAAATATCTCTTTTGTTCTATAATAGTCAGTTAGTGCACTGGGCATTTTTCACCTATAAATACTTTATATACGTTTATTTATCTTTATAAAGTGAGCAGTTAATGGCAGTAGTAAACATACCTTTTGGACCTGGAGGTCAAGCTGTAGGGGTGGAAGTCCCTGATTTTGCTATGGAAGCAACACAGCAAGATGTGCTATCACAAGCACAACGACAAACTGATGCTCTGCAAGCAATTGCTGGTAAAATTGGTGCACAGATACAAAACGATCAATCACAAACTAAAAAGATAACAGACACACTAGAAAAAACGTCTAAAGAAGAACAACGAAAAAATCAAATGTCATTTGAAGACTTGGCAAGGGGCTTACAAAAGCCACTAACACAAGCAATGAGTTTGAGTGGTAAAGAAAAGTTTAGTGATTTAATAGGACGTGGAGGTATACTTGGTACGCTTGGACTAGGCGTCATGGGTGCACAAATTGGCACACTAGTTGGTATACTTGAAGAATTTGGAAGCAGTTTAAATGCACTAAGAAGAACTGGTGCTGGCTTGGGAATGGACTTTATTGAACTACGTAACCAAGCAGCAACAGTCGGCATAGGAATGGAAACGCTTGCAAAAATTGTTACTGAAAATGGCCCTGCTGTTAGAATGCTAGGCGATAACATGGTTGAAGGCACAAACAATTTTATTGAGTTTTCAAGAGAAATGCAAGATGCAACTAGACAAGCCGGATACTTTGGAATGGGTGCAAATGAAATGGCAGCCTTCTTGGTAGACGAGCTTGAATTAAGACGTTTAGAAAGTGCGGAACGTTTAAATGAGAAAACTGCTCGTCAAGATGTAATTGAAAGTTTAAAAGAAAACCTAAAGTTAAACGAAGTTGCAGCAAGTATAACAGGTGAAGACATACAAGATAGAATTGCTGCACGTAACGAATTTAGACGCCAAGCAGTTGTAGCAGCCAAAGCTAGATCAATGACTGAAGATCAAGTAGCTGCACAAAATAAACTAGTCGAAACTTTTAATCAACTTGGGCCTACTGTTTCTCCAATACTATCAAAGGCATTAACTAACTTAATTACTGGATTGCCAATGGATTATGCTAACGAGGAATTTACACAGTTAGCAGCAGGATTGGCAGCACGTGGAGTTGATATTAGAGATGCACTGCAGGCTGGCGCAGCTGGTATTAATGCTGGTATAGATCCACAAGAAATTGAAGCTGCTGGCATGGCACTGGCCGGACAAATTAAAAATATTGAATTTAGTGCAAGTGATCTAGCACAAGCACAAGCTGGTGTACCAAGTGCATTGTTAGCAGTACAAGCAAGTGTTGAATCGTTTTCAGATGGTACTGACACTGTCCAGGAGGCAATGGACAGGCTACAAAAAGGTTTAAATAATTTTGCAACAGCACTGGAAAATGGTGATTTGTCGGCATCTAGAATTGCACTTGATAGTGCGGTTATTGGAGAACAAGTAAGAGCTGGTATTGTTGATGGCTTCTTAGATGCATTTAATGTTGACGATGTTACCAACAGTGGACTTGGTAAACTAATGGAAGCAATGATGGATGCTACTAAACCAGACGGTGCATTTACTAGTTTTATAAATGCTATGATACAAGGTACTACATTACTATCTGGTGCACAGTTCGTTGCGGGAATAGCTGGTATAGGTAATAATGATACCATGGATCATATTATTAATGCATTAGGACCTGCTGCAATGCTTTTATTCCAAGGTGGTTCAGGATTATTTGATAGAGCTAGAATGGGTCCTGGTGGCGGCCCTGGCGGAGCAAGCCGTGACGCTGCAAGACAAAATATTAGAGATCAAATGAATCCTAACAGTAGTAGCTTTATGGGAAATGAAAATTTCTCAAGATTGATGCCTTTCTTAGCGGGAGCAGGTTTAGGTGCTGGTGCAATGGCAACAGTTGATGCACAATCATTGAGAGACGCATTTAGTTTTACAGGCGATGCACTTAATGTGCATATCTCTAGTTCGTCTGTACCATTTAATAGTAATGGAAATAACTAACTAACAAATCAAGATAAATACACTTAATAGAAAAAGAGAAAACAATGAGTTGGAAAAAACACTTTACTGTATATCAAGGACAAACATCTGAAATGAAACCTAGCAGTGCTAGCCGTTTCCAAAGTTGGCTACCTGAAGTATACAGCGGTCAACCTAATCGTGTTGAAAGATACGCACAGTATGACCAAATGGACATGGACAGTGAAATCAATGCTGCCCTTGACATTATCAGCGAATTCAGTACACAATTAGATGAAACAACTGATCTTCCTTTTAATTTAAACTACTCAGGTGATGTTACTGAGAGTGAAGCAAAAATTTTAGAGCAAACACTTCGTCAATGGTGTAACTTACAAGATTGGGATAAACGCATTTTTAAAACGTTTCGTAACAGTATTAAGTATGGTGACCAATTTTTTATTCGTGATCCAGAAACCTGGGAATTATATTATGCAAACCCAGTAGATGTTACTAAAGTTATTATTAATGAAGCAGCGGGCAAAGAACCAGAACAGTATGTGTTTAAAAATTTAGATTTAAACATGCAAAACAAAACTGTAAGCGAACCTATTAGACATAGTGAAACTTATAGTAGTGTTAACAGTATGATGCGTGGCCAGTCAACAGGACAAAACGGATATGGAACTGGTAGTGGTCAGCATAGTACAATGGGTAACATACAAGAATACAACGTTGATGCAGAACATGTTGTGCATGCCGCACTTACAGAAGGCATGGACAGCAATTTCCCATTTGGTGCAAGTATTCTTGATCCAATTTTTAAAACTTACAAACAAAAAGAACTGTTAGAAGATAGTATCATTATCTATCGTGTGCAACGTGCACCAGAGCGCCGTGTGTTTTATGTAGATGTAGGCAACATGCCAGCAAACAAAGCCATGGGATTTGTTGAACGTGTTAAAAACGAAATACACCAAAAACGTATTCCAAGTAAAACTGGTGGTGGTAACAGCATTATGGATGCCGCATATAATCCGCTGTCGATTATGGAAGACTACTTTTTTGCACAAACTGCAGAAGGGCGTGGCAGTAAAGTTGAAGTGTTGCCAGGTGGTGAAAACCTAGGACAGATTGATGACTTGCGTTACTTTACAAATAAAATGTTGAGAGCACTTCGTGTTCCTAGCAGCTACTTACCAACTGGACCAGACGATGGTACAGCGACTTATGTAGATGGTAGAGTAGGCACAGCATTTATTCAAGAGTATCGATTTAATCAATATTGTCAGAGACTGCAAAGTATAATTGCACCAGTTTTTGATAAAGAGTTCAAACTGTTTATGAAAAACAAAGGTATTAGTATTGATAGTAGTATCTTTAATCTTAAGTTTGTTGAGCCACAGAGCTTTAGTGAGTATAAAGAAATTGAAGTACATGCTGCTCGTGCTAATGTATTCAGTGGACTAGAAGGTGTGGACTACTTGAGCAGACGCTTTATGCTTAAAAAGTATCTTGGATTAAGTGAAGATGAAATTCTAGAAAACGAACGTATGTGGCTAGAAGAAAACAAATCAGGAACAGCACCAGAATCTGACAGTGAACCTGGTCTTGGCGGTGTTGGTGTACGTAGTTTTGACATAGATGCTGGTAATGATTTACCAGCTGGAGATGATTTAGAAGCAGGTGATACTGAAGGCGGTGAATCGCCAATTAGCGGAGCAGAAAATGCAACCGCACCAACAGCACCAGCAGGAGGACCGCCTAATGCGTAGTAACGAATTTTTAGTAGAGTATTATGATGCACAAGATGACGAGTATGAAAATCGTAAAATTGATGATGTTAGACGTAGTAGATTAACACTAAAACATCTTAATAGATTGCGTAAACAACGTGAAGTTCAAAAAGTAGAACATGCTAGCCGTACTGAAAAAGTACAGCAAATTTATCGTCGATCAGCACAATAATAAACATTTTTAAGGGTGTAAAAACTACTTATCTTGACTTTTTAGTCAAAAAGTACAGTTTTTACGCCTTTTTTCTATGGTAAAACGTATTGGTAATAAATAATACTTGTAAACCAATAACGGTAAGCCTGAATTTTAAGGAGATAAAGGATGAGTAATCACAAAGATTCACTAGTTAAAGTCCTTGAGTATCTTGTAAATGAAGAGCGTGAGAAGGCAGCTGATCTTCTACACGATGTTTTCGTTGAGAAAGCAAAAAATCATTGGGCAGCACTTAGCGAAAGCGATGAGAGTGTTGAAGAAGATATTCAAGAAGAAGACCTTGACGAAACATATGACGTTGAAGTTGAAGAGGCAATCGACAACTATGATGCAGAAGAAGATTTTCTAGATGACATTGAGTCAGCAGAAGACGAAATCGAAGCCGAAGAAGTTTTTGGTGAAGACGAGCATGACGGTGAAGAAGAAGCCGAGCATGATCTAGAAATGTCAATGGACGACGAAGGCGAAGAAGCTGAAGAAGCAGACGCTGAAGAAGCAATGGCAAATGTTGAAGATGCAATTGCAGAACTACGTGCTGCATTTGCAGATCTTATGGACGAAGAGCCAGCTGAAGAACCAGAAATGGAAGAAGTTGCTTTAGAGTCAAAAGATGACGAAGAAGAGCTAGACGAAGAAGTCGAAGGTCTTGAAGAAGGTGCAGAACTAAAAGCAGTTAGCGTAAGCCACACAGATGGTAGCGACAGCAAAGGTTCACCGGTAAACAATGCAGGCAACGACATGGGCAAACCACATCCAACAGATACAGCTGAAGAATCAAGTGCAGCAGCACCTGCAGCTAAAGACATGGGTGTAACAGGTCCACAAGAAGCAGGCGACCCAAAGCCAGCACCGGCACCAAAAAGAGAAATGAAATAAGTTATGTACAAGTCATTACAAGAGCACTTAACATATAGTCAGGCAAACATTGTCACCGAAGCTATCGAAGAAGCTAGCGGTGGCAAAAGCCTGTATATGAAAGGTATCTTTATTGAAGGCGATGTACAAAACCAAAATGGTAGAGTTTATCCTAAAGATGAAATTCATAATGCAGTTAAAACGCTAAATGAAAAAATCAAAAAAGGATTTTCAGTATTAGGTGAAGCTGATCACCCAGACGACCTTAATATCAATTTGGATCGTGTAAGTCACATGATCACTGAAATGGATATTGATGGTGCCAATGGTATCGGCAAACTTAAAATATTACCAACTCCAATGGGAAACATTTGTAAAACCCTACTGGAGAGTGGTGTTAAACTAGGCGTGTCAAGCAGAGGCAGTGGCAATGTAAATGAAAGCGGTAAAGTCAAAGATTTTGAGATTATTACTGTAGACATTGTTGCCAATCCAAGTGCTCCAGATGCTTATCCCGATCCAATCTATGAAAGAATTATGAATCATAGAAGGGGTAATGTACTGATGGATGTTGCTTCGGCTGTTAAGCACGACGACAGAGCACAACGTTATCTCCAGGAAGAGGTGACAAACTTTATAAACAACCTGAAGTATAGGAGAGATTAATATGGCTCACTCAATTGATGAACTATTAAGCTCAGGTGCGCTCTCCGAAGAGGTTAGATCTTCTATCAGTGAAGCGTGGGAAACCAAGCAAACTGAACTACGTGAAGAAGTTGCAGCAGAACTACGTGAAGAATTTGCGGAACGTTATGAAAATGACAAAGCGCAAATCGTAGAAGCAATGGACACAATGATTGGCGAAGTTATTGCAAAAGAACTTGAAGAGTTCCAAGCAGACAAAGCCAAAGTAGCAGAAGATCGTGTTGAATATCGTAAGCATATGAAAGAACATGCAGGTGTTCTTGATGAGTTTGTGATGGAAACACTTCGCAAAGAAATTAATGAACTTCGCGAAGACCGTGAGGCACAAGACAAGAACATGGCCGAATTAGAAGGCTTTGTACTTGAACAACTTACTAAAGAGCTCAACGAGTTTCATGAAGACAAACGCTCACTAGTTGAAGCAAAAGTCAAAATGATCAAAGAAGGCAAAGAAGTCATTGAGCAGACTAAACGTAAGTTCATTGAAGGTGCTGCAACTAAAGTTGAAAAAGTTCTAGAATCAACAATCAAGAACGAACTAACAACACTAAGAGAAGACATCCAAGTGGCAAAAGAAAACACATTTGGACGTAAAATCTTTGAAACATTTGCAGCAGAGTTCATGAGCAGCTACCTTAATGAAGGTACTGAAGTTGCTAAAATGAACAAAGCAATGGACGAACTAAAGTCACAGCTTGATGAAGCAAACAAAGCCGTAGTGGAGAAAGAAGTTCAGCTAACTGAATCAACACGTAAAGCACGTGTTGCTGAAGATAAAGCAGAGCGCAAGCTAGTCATGAATGAAATGATGGCACCGCTTTCAAAACAACAAAAAGAGATTATGGGTGCACTACTAGAATCTACTAAAACAGCAGATCTACAAAATGCATTCAATAAGTATCTACCGTCAGTATTGAAGGAAGATGCTAAACCTCAAACTAAGAAGGTGCTAAGTGAATCTACAAAAGAAGTCACTGGTGGAAAATCAACTGAAGCAGAAGCTGCGGTAGATACTAACATTGTTAACCTTCGCAAATTAGCCGGTATAAGTTAAGGAGACCGAAAATGGCAGACAACCTAATGGAAAATTGGGCAGAAACTAAAACAGCCCTAACAGACGGTCTAACTGGAACAAAGAAAAAAGTGATGGAAACAACACTTGAAAACACTAAGCGTTACTTGTCAGAAAGTGCAAGTGCTGGTGCAACTCAAGCAGGCAACGTTGCAACACTTAACAAAGTGATTCTTCCAGTTATTCGCCGTGTAATGCCAACTGTTATTGCTAACGAGATCGTTGGTGTACAGCCTATGACAGGCCCAGTTGGTCAGATTCACACACTACGTGTACGTTACGCTGAAACATTTGACAGCGCAACTGCAGGTGATGAAGCACTAAGCCCATTCGCAATTGCAACAGGTTACTCAGGTAACGCAACAACAAACAGAGCGGATGCAACTGCAACACTAGAAGGTGAAGCAGGTAAGAAAATGAGTATTCAAGTCCTAAAGCAAACTGTTGAAGCTAAAACACGTAAGCTATCAGCACGTTGGACATTTGAAGCAGCGCAAGACGCTAACTCAATGCACGGCCTAGACGTCGAAGCAGAAATTATGCAAGCACTTGCACAAGAAATTACTGCTGAAATCGACCAAGAGATCATTGCATCTCTAACAAGTCTAGCAGGCGCAGCAGCTGACACATACAACCAAGCAGGTGTAAGTGGTACAGCTACTTTCGTTGGTGACGAACATGCAGCACTAGCAGTTCTAATCAACAAAAATGCAAACACAATTGCAGCACGTACACGCCGTGGCGCAGGTAACTGGGCAGTTGTAAGCCCAGACGTTCTAACTGTTCTACAGTCAGCAACAACAAGCGCATTTGCACGTACAACTGAAGGTCCTTTCGAGGCACCAACAAACACAAAATTCGTAGGTACACTAAACGGTACTATGCGTGTTTATGTAAACCAGTACGCAGCAAACGACGACATCCTAGTAGGTTACAAGGGTTCAACAGAAACAGACGCAGCAGCGTTCTATTGCCCATACATCCCACTAATGTCAAGCGGTACAGTACTAGACCCAGCGACATTCGAGCCAGTTGTTAGCTTCATGACACGTTATGGTTATGTTGAACTAAGCAACCAAGCATCATCGCTAGGTAACGCAGCAGATTACCTAAGTAAAATTGCTGTTACAACAAACAACCTATCATTCCAGTAATAGGTTTTCACACAATAAGAAAAAAGGCACTTCGGTGCCTTTTTTTGTGACTTTTTTTAAAAAAAGTGTTGACATTTGTTTCTGTATATACTATATTATAAACATAACAGAGACGACGGTCCGAGTTAGATAGTGCAAGGAAGAGGAGTAGACAGGCTCCGAACTTGGCTAGTAGCTGTAGTAGCAGCGCATGAGCATGGAGACATGAAGATGCGTATTTTGGAAGTAACTATCCAATGCTAGGCTCCTGGGTATTAGACAGCGAGACTGTAAACCTAGGTTGAGGGTATTCTCGAGTCCCTCCTATCATATATTATAGTGTTTTAGTATACACGCCAGAGTAGATGCACCTGCTTTCCTGTGCATAGGACAAGGGCCGAGAGGCTATCAAGTGAGTGTGTATACTAAAACACTATAATTGCTTTTCCTTTCAAATTGATGACTACAAAAGAGCTAGCCTTGTGCTAGCTTTTTTTATCTCTATGCGATAAATACTTTTAGTACGGAGATAAGATATGAGTTCGACAAAATTTAAACAAGATTTGGATGTTACTGGTAATATTACACTCTCAGGAAATGTTACAGCAAATGGTAATGTGATACTAGGTGATGCTGACACTGATAGTATTAGTTTAACAGCAGACATTACTAGCAATATTGTTCCAGATGTTAATGCTACTTACGACATAGGTACATCTACAAAATCATGGCGTGAAGTTTTTACAAGTAAAGTTAACAGTGTTAGTGGTGATGATCTAGACATACATAGCGGTGCTGACATTGCATTATATCCTACAGGAAACATTTGGATTAAACAACAAACTAAGTTAATTTTTGAAGGTACTGTACCAGATGATTACGAAATTAAATTACAAGCACTTGCTGCAACTGCAGACAGAAATGTAATTTTACCAGACGAAGACGGAACTCTTGCTACAAGAGAATGGGTTAATTTAAATGGTACTGGCAGCACTTCTGGTATTAGTTCTTTTGACTTTGGTTATTATAATACAAACTACCACACAAGTGCAACCGGATATCTATTATCTCTCGGATCAGATATTGACATGGGATCATATGCTGCACCTAATGCACTAACGATTGATATGGGATCAATATAAATATATTAATAACTCTTTGGAGAAAAAAATGGCTTTATTATTAAGAAGAGGTGTAGACGCAGACAGATCAGGAATTACTCCTGCTGAAGGCGAATTAATCTACACAACAGACACTAAGAAAGTGTATGTAGGAGATGGCGCCACTGCGGGCGGTAACGAAGTTACAGGTTCTGGCGGTGGTGGTGGAGGCACAGCCCCACGTACAACTGTAAGCGGTACAACTGCTAGTATTGCAAATGCAGCATCGGACGATGTTGATATCACAAGTGCAGCAAAAGCATACAGTGTGTTATCAATTGAAGTAGACCAAGCAGCATGGGTTAGAGTTTATAGCAGTGCTGCAGCAAGAACAAACGACAGCGGACGTTCTGAAGGTGTTGACCCAGATCCAGATGCTGGCGTACACGCTGAAATTATTACAACTGGTGCAACTACTGTTAAATTTACACCGTCAAGTGTTGGCTGGAACGATGAAAATCCTGTAACAGATACAATTTATTTGGCAGTAACTAACAAATCAGGCAGCACAAATACAATAACAACAACACTATTAATTTTACCATTGGAAACATAAAATGAACTTACACAAATATGCTGTTGTATTACACAACTACGAAGACTTAGACGACTTTTATAACGATATGGAAACAGACGGCGGCTCTGTTACTATTCCAGACAGAGCAGTAGATGTTGAATTGAGAAAACCTAAAAGTCGAGTTACACATTATATGTTAACACCACAAGAAGCCTTAGAAGTTGTAAACGATGCAAGAGTACAATTTGTAGAAATAGTAGATGATAGTCCACCGGAAAGAATGTTTACACAAACAGGACAGTTTTCAAGAAGTTCAAGTTTAAATGCAAACCATAACCAATGGGGATTATGGAGACACATTGCTGGGGAAAACAATAACAATTTTGATAGCGCATCTGATACTATCAATGGTACAATTAACTATCAATACACAGGAAGAAATGTTGACGTTGTAATCTTAGATGACCAAGCATGGGAACCAAATCATAGAGAATTTTTAGATGGTAATGGTGTTAGCAGAGTTGTAGATTACAACTGGTGGCAACATGCCTCTGCAGTTGGTGATAGTTCACACGTTGGAAGAACATATGCCCAGCGTGGTACAAGTAGTAACTTTCATAATATTCACTGTGCAGGAACAGTAGCAGGGCGTGAAGAAGGTTGGGCAAAGGATGCAAACATTTATTTCTTTGCATTAAATTTTAGCGGCAATGATGCAAACAACAGTATTTCTCCTTCTCTAGCATTTGACTACATAAGAGAATTTCATAATAATAAGCCGATTAATCCTGATACTGGATATAAAAATCCAACTATCGTAAACAACAGTTGGGGTTATAGTCGTAGTGCTACTTCAGCATCTAGCATTGCATCTATTACATTTGATGGTACAACACATACACCTGGTGGTACTCAAGATACTGAGTATAATGGATTTTACGGTGCATACAGCACTACAGGACAAATTGTAGCTAGAGTAGGTGATCCAGAAAATAGTAAAAATAGATTTACAACTACAGGTACTGCAACCAGTGTTACTGATAGAATGGTAGCATGGCCAGACGAATGGGATAAAATTGTAAACCAAACATTTAGCTTTACGCAAACTGATCCAGCAGACAACTATGAGATTACAGTACTAACACCATGTGATGTTAGACAGAATAGTAGAATTGTTGCAAGTTGTAACAGTGAAGATAGTTATATGATTATTAGACGTATTGTTAACAACGGTGCAAGTATTGCTACAACAGTTAGAGGTCCAGAGATTGATTTTGAACTAACTGGTGGTTTTGGATTTAGTTTCTTTGGTCCAACAGGTAACGTTACAATTAGATATATTGTAGAAACATATCCTGCAGACGGTGATGAATTTACATTTGATGTTGCATGGACTGTTACAACAGGTGAGCGAGGACAGTTCTTTAGCGATTTTAATGCAGATTTAGGAAACGATGAGTTTGAAGAATTTACAGAAGATAATCCAGCAGCAGATCCTAACGCATCTGGTTCAGTAATAACTCTTCCTCACACAGCAATTAACATAACAGGATTAACCGCAGACAGTTCACCAACATCAGGTAATAATGATGACGGATATTGGACATTAAATTTACCATTTGACATTCAGTATTTAGGTGTTACATACAATACAATACATGTTGGAACTAACAGCTATGTTACATTTGGTAGTGGTTCTAGTACATATAACGTGTCTGCATCCAACCCGCTGTTACCTAAAATTATGATAGGCGCCAGAGATAGACGAGGTTATAGTATCTGGCACGGAGTTTCAGGAATTACTCCTAATAGAGAATATAGGGTTGTATGGGAAGGTCATGATCGTTATTATATTAATACTCCTGAATCGCCAAATATGCGTTGGGAATTAACATTTTTCGAAAATTCACCTAATGAATATGAAATAAATTGGGAACAAAATGGAGCCAAAACTATTTCAGGCGGAGGAACTACATTTACAAATGCTGAATTACAAAGTTTTGGTTATAACACTGGTGGTAGACACACTGCTACTAACCTTTCTACTGATGCAGATATTGTTGATGCAATAGCAGACGGCGTTATTGTAGTAGCTAGTGCAGGCAACGGTCGTGTGCCAATGTATAGCTCAGATCACCCATATTATAATAACTATATAACAACAACTGGCGGAAGTAATTCTTACTATCATAGACCACAATCACCTGCGGGTGCAGGTAATGGTACAGACAGTGCTGTTATTTGTGTTGGCGCATTAGATAATACACATTTGAATGATAAAGAGCAAAGAGTTTATTTTAGTAATTTTGGAGAAAATGTTGACATATATGCAGCAGGACATTATATTCAAAGTTCGATGCCATCTTTATCAAGTAGATCTAAAGCAGATCGAGGCGGCGGTAACTACTATGCTAAAGTAAGTGGTACTAGTATGAGTGGCCCACAGGTTTGTGGTATACTTGCATGTATGCTTGAAGAATATCCAGACATGACACAAAGACAAGCTAGAGAAATGTTACGAGTTATCAGCAAACCGGATCAAATATATGATGATCCTCCAGGAACATTTGACTTTGCTAATAGTTTAGAAGGTTCTGCAAACTTAATATTATGGATGCCAAGCTCTACAAATGAAAATAGACCTAGATGGCCAAAACAGCATAGAGGTCGTCCGAGGTCAGGTGTAGCATACCCACGCAGAAGAATACGCAGAAGAAAACGTGTTTAATTAATGAGCAACATAAAAGAATTAACTATGGAGCACCACAAGGCTGCAGAGAGATGTGGCTTTGTAAAAACACTTCTTGGTGGTAATATTAGTGATGCACTATATGCAACTTTTTTATGGAATCAAAGTTTAAAGTACACTGAACTTGAACGTGTAGCCATGGAAAACAATCTGTTTGATGGTATAGAAAGTGCATTGAGAGTAAAGCACATTAATGCTGACTTTAAAGAGCTTTGGAAAAACAAGTTTGAGCCAATGACATTTGGGAGTACATTGGATTATATTGATCATATAAATTCATTAACAAATAAAGATGATATATTTGCGCATATATATGTGCATCATATGGGAGATTTGAGTGGTGGTCAAATTATTAAAAACCGTGTTCCTGGTAATGGGCGTATGTATGTTTTTGATGGTGATGTAGAGCTACTTAAAAATGAAATTCGATCAAGAACAACAGACGAAATGGCAACCGAAGCTGGTATATGTTTTCAATTTGCTATACGTCAATTCCAAGATTTAGAGAAATTATCAATCAGTGTTACTGCATAAATACTTAAAAGTATTGTGAGAGTAATATATGGCTATTAATTTTGATCATCAACGAGATAGAATTAGCACAAGTAGTGGAACATTAACATTAAACACCACTGGTGCTTTTACAATTCCAGTTGGAAACACAGCACAAAGACCAGCTGTATTAAACACAGGTCAAATTCGTTTCAACAGTCAACAACAAACCTTTGAAGGCTACAATGGCGCCGGATGGAGTTCACTCGGCGGTGTTCGTGATGTTGATGGTAACACATATGTTATAGCAGAAACTTCTCCAGGTGTCAACAATAATGAAATAGATTTTTATACTGATGGTACACAGCGTATGCAAATTGGTGCTACTGGTATTATTGCAATGGGTGATACCCTTGCTGAATTCACAATTGATGGAGCGACAGGAGATACAACTGTTGGTGGTAACTTACAAGTTAATGGTACACTAACAGTTGACGGCATAGCAACATTAAAAGCAGGTACTAGCGGTACAATCAATGTTGGTGATGATGACACAGATAATGTCGTGTTTAACGCTGATGTTAATAGTAACGTTATTCCAAATACAGATGCGACATATGATTTAGGAAGTACACTACAAAATTGGAGTACAGCATATGTTCAAACACTAGACAGTAATACAGAAACAATTACAGTTGATGTAACAGGATCTCTTGTGCTACCAGTCGGCACAGTTGCAGAACGTCCTGGCGCACCAGCACAAGGTATGATTCGTTATAATAGCGATGATACAACTTTTGAAGGTTATGATGGTACAGCATGGGGATCGCTAGGCGGTGTTAAAGATGTTGACCAAGATACTTATATTAGTGCAGAAGACAGTCCTGGTGCAGATAATGACGAGTTAGATTTTTATACTGGCGGTGTTAATAGAATGACTATTGATAGTACAGGTCAAATCACAGCAGAAGCAACATATATACCAACAAATGCACAAGATTTAGTAACAAAAGACTGGGTTGAAAATAGTTTATCAGCTACAGCAGGTACACCAACAGACGGCACATGGCAAGATGGTGCCTACTTGGGATTTGTTGATACTGATAAAGTTGTTGATGTACTAGACGAATTAAACGAGTCTTTAGAAAATGTACGCAACAATACATTTGTACGTGCAATAACATTTACTGGTACGCCAACTTCGGCAGGTGCTGGGTCAACTATTACACTTACTTTAAATGTAGATGGTAATGCAAACAAATACGATATTACATGGGGAGATGGTGGTACTACTATTGGTACAACCGATAGTACGCCTAGTTATACATATAATTCAAACGTAAACAGTCCATTTACTGTAACAGTCAGAGCTTACAATGACAATGCTATTAGTGGCAGTGCCGGTAGCGAAGCAAGTTCTACACGTGAAGATTACATTGTGATCTTTACAGCAAATGCAGTTGCCGCATTTGAACTCTATCGTGTAGTAACTGGCGGTACTGATTTAACAGGAAACGATTTATATGTGATTGAAGGCGACAGTTTATATATGCAAAACAATACCAGTAATACTGGTGGAGCCAGTGTTACATATACAATGGATTGGGGAGACGGCACTGCAGTAGACAATATTGCTAGCGACAATGATCCTGGTGGAGTTAATGGTACAAGATTACAACATACATGGGGACCAGGAACAAGTTCTGGAACCAGTAGAGACAATTTATTACTAACATTGACTTCTCATAGTACAGCAGACCCGTCAACAATACCATCATTAGTAACGCTGCCATTAAAAGTATACGATCCAAATATTGCTGTACCAGATGGGTTAAGCACAAAAACTATTAGTGGACCTAGTAGTACAGGAACAGATCCATTGTTAACATCTGGATTTACAAACAACAATACCAGTTCTACAACAGCAGGCTCTTCTGTAACACGTGTTGTTAATAGTGGCACTATATCATCTAGTGTTATTTCAACATATGCATACGATGCAGATGCTGGTACACTTACTGCACTAGTTAATGGTGTAGACGACGGTAATGTGACATTTAGTAATACAAATCAAACAGGCACATATACAAGTCTTGTTGTTACAGATGAAGAAGATTATAACTTATTAAATTCAGGAGGCAGTAGTACAACATTTAATAGTAGTATCTATCATCCAGGATTATATACAGGATTTAAAGCACAAGTTAGTAAAAGTGGTGCAAGTTTCACAGCAGGTACAAACGATTATCAGTTAAGTCATAGTACAACAGGAAATACAAATACTGTAGAATTTGTTGTAGATAACTTAACAAGTACACCAACAACAGCCGGCGGAACACTAACAGAAAATGTAGGAAACTACAAATACATCAGTGGTGTTCCTTATTACGACACTGGTAGTTCATTGACACTAAGCGGAGTTACAATTGAAGACTTTATCGGACAAACATATAGAAATACAACCAATGTATTTGAAGTTTCTAGTGGTACAAATTTAGAAGGTACTGGGTCTAGTGCAATTAGTACACAAAATTATTCTTACTCAGATATTGACGGAACTGTTACCTTCTTAACAGGTGGAATTCCAAATGCAGACACAGGAAATGGAACACCTTATGCAATTGGAGATGTAACAGTTAACATTACCAGTAGCAGTGTTAGAACAATTGAAAATTTACAACACCGTGCAACTAATGTTAATGGTTCTGGTGGCTATCAAATATTATCAGAATCAGTTGCAGTACATACTGCTAACCAAAGCGGTATTAATGAAATTGCAATCGATGTTAATAACAGCTTAGGTTCAACATATACAGATAATGGTGTTCGTATATTTGACTTTAGTGCAGCAACTACAGATAACCCTGTAATACCAGGTGCAACAAATTTTTATACAAACAATTTATATACAGAAGCAGCAGACCCTGGAGTAACAGGAACAAAAGAAGCAACAATACGATTAGGTGTGTTAGAACATAATGTAGAAAACTACAGTACATTTTTACCAGCCGGTCCAGACAGAAGCGGCGATACTGGAGTGCAATATTTTACATTTGCATTCCGCAGAACAGTTGTTGCTAACTTTACGATTAATATTACAAGTACAACAGGCGTTAGTGGTGTTTGGATTGCAGCACCAGGTACAGCAATAGACAGTGCAAGTACAATTAACGGTTGGCTAGACTGCGGTATACAGTATGCTGGCTCTGGTGTACCAGGTGCAGATACTGGCAATGGCGGTAACGGAAGCAACGGATGTGCAGTAACAGGTGGAGATATTATTGCAAATAATACAGCATTAAGTGGTGGGTTCACTATGACGCTAGGTACCGAAAACTTAACAAATGCTACAGGAAATGTAGCACTAGTGCGTATTGCATTAAACACAAACCAAAGTATAACAGGATTGAGTATAACATAAGGGTGAGAGATGGCTATAAATGAATCACAAAAAGTAGACTGGCTTTGGAAAAAGTTAGGTTACGGTATAGCAAAAACAGATATTAATAGCATTAAGGCTGCAACTAACGAAAGTATTGCTAGTCCACTATTAATACGTGGTGATAACATTTGGCAAGATGCATCTCAAATTCCATCAACAAAACCAACAGCGTCAACAACTACTGTAGAAATATATGATGACAGTGGCAATGGTCAAGCAACTGTTCAGTGTACACCTGACTTGACAGCTAGTCCTAACAGAACATGGAAAACAAACTCTATAGACTGGATACCTACTGAATTTGGAAGTACATATCAGATTAAAGTTTATTTAGATAATAGTGGTGCTGCAACCCCACAATCAACAGGAACACAGTTATTCGCAGCAGGTAGCGGTAATAACGATGAATGGTATTTTGATTATCAAAGCGGTGTTCTTAACTTTATTGGAGATAACTTACCATCTGGCATAGCAGGTAAAGTTATATATGTAGTTGGTGCACGTTACACTGGCAATAAAGGGTCTAATCTTTCTAGTGCAACAATTGCTAATTTTACATTTAATGGTAATACTATTGGTGTTACAAACACCAATGGCGATATTATTTTAGATCCTGACGGCACTGGTAAACTTTCAGTATTAGCAGACAATGTTAGTATTACTGGTACAGGTGCACTTACTATTCCAGCTGGCACAACATTAGAAAGACCAACACCACTAGAACAAGGTATGATCCGTTATAACACAACAGATGCAACATTTGAAGGTTATGATGGAACTAACTGGGGGTCACTTGGTGGTGTTAAAGATGTTGACGGTGATACATATATTATTGCTGAAACAAGTGCAGGTGCAGACAACGACGAAATAGATTTTTATGCTGCTGGCATACATGTTATGCAACTTAATTCAAATGGAAATCTAGCACTTGGACTTAATTTAACAGAATTTACTGTTGATGGAAATACAGGTGATACTGCAATTTCTGGTAACTTAACAATCACAGGAGATTTACAAGTTGATGGCATCACAACTACAGTAAACAGCACAGTTGTTACTATCGATGATCCTATTTTTACATTAGGTGGAGATGCAGCACCAACTACAGATGACAATAAAGATAGAGGTATTGAATTCCAGTGGTATGATACTCCTACATCATCTGCAAAAGTTGGTTTCTTTGGTTTTGATGATAGCACTGGTAAATTTACATTTATTCCAGATGCAACTAATACAAACGAAGTTTTTAGCGGAACAGTAGGCGATGTTGACTTTGGCGCAGCAAGTTTAACAAATTTAGTTGTTAGTGGTACTACACAGCTATTAGGTGATGTTACAATTGGTGATGCTGATACTGACACAATTACAATTAATGGTGATATACGTTCTGATGTATTGCCAGATGTAACAGACTCATATGATTTAGGTGCTACAGGTAAAGCATGGAGAGACATATATCTAACAGAAGCATTAACATTTGAAGGTGCTACTACTGAAAACGAAATTGTATTTCCAACTAACTTAGCAGATGGGCTGTCTATAACAGACGGAACTAATGACTTTATAGTTTTTAATAGTACTACAGGCGCTAATTTAATAACAATCACACCGAATACAGCTATCACAGGCACACTTGATGTAACAGGTGAATCAACACTAGCAAGTGCAACAATCAGTGATGTTACAGCAACACACATTATGTTTGCAGGTACAGCAGGATCTGTTGACGGTGATGCTAACTTAGTTTGGGACGGAACACAACTAGCAGTTGGTGTTACTAACTTTACAGTGCAACATGCAACAGGAAATGTTTATACAGCAGGTACATTAGAAACTGACGGGCAAGCAACACTAGCAAGTGCTAATGTAGAAGACTTAACCGATGATAGAATTGTTATTGCGGGTAACTTAGGCGAATTAGAAGACGATGCTAACTTCCGTTTCGATGGTACTAATTTTCATATTGGTCCATCTGGTAGTGAAACATTTGATGTAACAGTTGCAAATGGTAATACAGCAATTGCAGGCACACTTGATGTAGACGGCCAAGCAACTCTTGCTAGTGCAAATGTCGAGGACTTAACAGACAATCGTATTGTTATCGTCGGTACCGCCGGCGAACTAGAAGATGATGTTAATCTAACATTTGATGGTACCGAATTTAATATCGGTGCTGGTAACTTTACAGTACAACAAGCAAGTGGTAATACATACACAGCCGGTGATTTACAAGTTGCAGGTAATTTACAAGTTGATGGAACAACAACTACTGTTAATAGTACAGTAGTTACAATTGATGATCCTATCTTTACACTTGGGGGAGATCAAACTCCTGCAGGAGACGATAACAAAGATAGAGGTATTGAATTTAAATGGCATGATGGTGTTAGTGCAAAACTTGGCTTCTTTGGTTATGATGATAGTGCTGAAGTGTTTACATTTATTCCCGATGCAACTAATGCCAGTGAAGTTTTTAGTGGTACAGCAGGTAATGTTGCATTTGGTGATGGTACATTTACAGGTGCTACAGCAGGCAATATACAAATTGGTATTACTGGTGATAATGAAATAGATACTAGCTCTGGCAATTTAACAATCGACAGCGCAGATGGTACTGTTACTATTGACGATGATGCAGAAGTGACAGGCACATTAACTGTTACTGGCGTGTCTAGTTTAGACGGCGGCATTGAAGTTGATGCAAACTTTACTGTTGATGGAGCAACTGGTGCAGTATATACGGTAAGTACACTTGAAACTGACGGCCAAGCAACATTAGCAAGTGCCAACGTAGAAGATTTAACAGATAATCAAATTGTTGTTGCTGGTGCACTTGGTGAACTAGAAGGCGATTCCAACCTACGTTATGATGGCACAGATTTCATGATAGGTGCTGCAGGAACAGAAACATTTAAAGTTAATGTACTGACAGGTAACACAGATATTACTGGTAATTTGACACTTGGTGGAAATATTACCATTGGTGATTCCGATACAGATAATATTTCGCTAGGCGGCGAACTAACAAGTCATATTATTCCAGACGTCACAGATACATATGATTTAGGTAGTGCAACTAAAGGCTGGAGAGATTTATTCATTACTGAAGATATTCAGTTCTTGGGTGCAACAGGCGAAAATAGAATACTAATACCAGCTAATACTGCTGATGCATTAAGTATAAGTGACGGAACAAACGACTTAATAGTATTAGACTCTACTACAGGTGTACTAACAACTACTATCACTGCTCTTGCTATGGCAAATGTAGCAAGTACCACTACAATCGATAGAATTTTAGATGAAGATAATATGGCGAGCGACAGCGATGTTGCACTTGCCACACAACAAAGTATCAAAGCATATGTTGACAGTAGTGTAGGTAATGTTGATTTAAACTTTAATGGCGATGGACCAACTAGTGGTACAGTTAATCTTGGAACACAAACATTTACATTGTCAGGCACAGCAAATGAAATCGAAACATCTGCAGCTAATCAGACACTTACAATAGGTTTACCAGACGATGTTACTATTACTAATGATTTAACAGTATCTAATGATTTAGGTGTAACTGCAGCCGCAACTATTGGTACAACATTACAAGTTGGTACTGATGCAACAATATTAAATGATTTAGGTGTAGGCAATACTGCACAAATTACAAACGATCTGACAGTAGGAAATGATGCTACTGTATCACGTGATTTGTCAGTTACTAGAAATGTAACTATTACTGGTGATCTTACAGTTAGCGGTACAACAACATATATTAACACTACAACGTTAAATGTTGGCGATAATATTATTACACTAAATGCTGACATTACTAATGTTACTTCACCAACTGAAGATTCTGGTATTGAAGTGTTACGTGGTTCTGAACCTACAAAGAGCTTTATCTGGGACGAAACAAATGACAAATGGACTGCTGGTAGTGACACTATTGAAGCAGGACTATTTGAAGGTGACATTGACGGCGGTACTTACTAACATAAATAGTATTAAGCTAAAGTGGGTTATATAACCCCGGGCCTGGCTATATAGCCGTGTTAGAAGGTAAGACAAATGTCAACGATTAAGTTAAGAAGAAGTGCGACTCCTGGAAAAGTGCCTACAACAGCACAACTTGCTCTAGGTGAAGTTGCAATCAACACCCATGACGGTGTTATGTTTTTCAAACAAGATCAAACAAGCACTGGTGGAGCAGTATCTATCGTAGAAGTTGGTAGACCAGACAGTGCTGAAAATGTTTATTACGTTAAAGAAAATGGTGACGACACACTAGACGGTGACACTATTGCAGAAGCGTTTGCTACATTAAACGCTGCCGTTGCAGTTGCAACATCAGGTGATACAATTTTTGTTAAATCAGGCGATCATACAGTTGCAAATAATCCATTAGTTATTCCTGCAGGTGTTACTATTATTGGCGATAATCTTAGAAGCACAACTATACGGGGTGCGGTTGCAACCAATGACATTTTACATTTAAACAATGCTTGCTATATTGCTGGTGTCACGTTCCGTGGACACACAACTGGTGCTGCGGCAGTAGCATTTCCAGCAGCAGGTGCAGGAGCAATTACTACAAGTCCTTACGTACAAAACTGCTCGAGTATCACTAGCGATGGTGTAGGTATGAAAATTGATGGATCACCAGCAAGCGG